ATTATCTTTTGCACCAGGTGTTTTACGATTATTGTAATGTAAAAACACTTGTACGCATTCTTTACCTTTAAATTTTTCTCTCCAATGTTCTAACTCACAGCCAGAATAGACCAACATATCTCCAGGTCGCAAATCTACTTTAATACCTTTTTTTCCTTCTTTGCCAGATGGCTCTAAATATATTGGCCAATCATCCCCACCTAGATTCATAGTGGTAGATATCTCACAACTAAATCTATCTTTATGTCTTTTAAGTTCATCACCTTTTTTATAAATTCTTGCGTAAGTATAAGCAGGATATAATTTTAATCCTGTTGCTTTTTCCATATCTGGTAAACATTTTAATAATAATGTCTCCATGGCCATATTGGCATATTGAGAGTAAGTATTGGGTATTTGCTCGTTCTCTCCTTCATAATATCCTATAATATTTTCAAAGGGTGAGAAATATCTTTCTTTTCTACAAGTATCGTAAACTTGTTTCTGCATACAAAAATAGTTCGCAATGAAAGCTGCAAGGTCTTTTGATATTGCTTGACGGATAATTGTATACTTTTTCTTTTTAAACATCTTTTGCCATCTCTTTTGGCACCGCTTGTATGTTCCAATGTATAAATCTAAAAGGTTCTTTACCGTGATCGACTGCATATTCGTGCTCTAAATATCCTGGAAATATAATCAATGTTCCTGGTTTTGGTCTTAAATGAAATAGTTCATGACCTGGCCATACACCTTTTATGTCAGGTTTCATTTTTAATTTTGTACATCTTGCACCAGTTTTTGGTTCGTGAAAGATTGGAAAAGAAGTTTTATCACTACACTTTAAAAAATAAAATCCTGATACATGTTGATTCCAATGTATATGTGCTGAATGATGTCCACCACCTTTTTTAGCAAACTCTTGTACCCACATCTCACTAAACAAAGTTGTGTATTGTGACATATCATAACCTTGGTGATCTAAATATTCCCATGATTTTTGTCCTACATAATTTCTAAAATCCAAAAAATCATTATCTACTGTTAATGGTGTTGAGTGAAATGATCGACCAAAGTCACCATATTCTTTAATATATTTTTTTTCCCTGTTCCTTGCTTCTTTAATATATTTATTAGATGCTTTGTTTAATGATTTAACAAATTCTGGTTTTTCCTCACTCCAAACTACAGTTGGAAAATATGTATTTATAAACATTATCTAAAAGGCCTCCCTAAATGCCATACCACAAGACTATATCTTGTGCCTGATGTTACTGGTTTTACTCTATGCCACACAAAACTAGGAAATACAATAATAGACCCTTTTGGTAATATTTCTTTACATTGTACTCTGTGCTTTGATTCATCTCGCATATGTGGATCATAGTTTCTAAAATCAAATTCTAATTCACCACCACTATATTCTGAACCATCTGTTAACTGACAAGTCATAGATAGTTTTCGAATTCTTCCGTGCTCTGGATTGTTAGTATCTTTTCTGTCATAAGGTTTATCCCAACCATCACAATGCCAATCGTAATATTGATTTAGTTTATATTTTGTAAATTGACAAGACTCACTTCTTTCCCAGTCAAAATTCCAACCAGCGTTTCTATTTGCTTCGTGAACGTATGGGTGTAATTCTTTATAGATCCAACTGTCATTAAGCCATACTAAATCTGAATTTCTTTTTCTTTTTAAATCTAATACTTCTTGTTTATTTAATTTTTTGTCACCATAGCCACCTGTTCTAGCCATCTCTTCTTTTTGTGCATTAGCATACTGTATTACTTCATCACAAAATCTAGGTGTTAATACACCACTAAAATACCAATAATAATTAGATATATTCATACGTTATAGTTTGTACAAAATTTAAACTATCCTTTTGATTATTAGTTAAGTAATACATATTAGTTGATGGAAACATTATAAATTTATTATTAGTCAATGGTATATCCCAACTTCTTCCTTTACGTCTGTTATCTTCAAAGTGTATTCTGACCATACATTCTTTAACTTTAACACCATACAATAATGTAAAGTCTGGTGAGTTTCGAAGATCTACTGGATCGATATTAAGTAATGGAATTGTGGTCTCCGCAGGTTTATAAATGTTACCCCACGTTTCTTTGTTAATTAAATTAACATTATACTCAAGGCCAATGTGATCTCGAATATAAGTATTCAACATATCCCAAGTTCTTGAAAATGGAAATTCTTTGTTTTGAATTCGTGATTGTAAAATGTCAATTGATAATTTATCTCGATCAATATCCCAATCTTTGGGCATCGCTACATTGCCATGATATAATGCTTGTTCAGATAAAATCTTCTTTTGCATACCACCTCAATTTCTAATTTATGCTTTGAAGTCTGTCAAATCCCAAGTTTGATTAGTTTCATTCCAATCGTAACGCCAGTCGTGAGTATCTGCATCATTTTGTGATTCTTGTTCTGCAGTTAATGCTGGAGCATCACCAATGGGTGATTTCCAAGAGGCTGATTCAATATGTTTAACCCAAGATGCATAAGGTTTTTTAGGCCAGAAGATTTCATTATCTTCGTCCCAAGTATAGCCTATACCTGCATAGTTTCCTCTAAAAGGTGTTCCGCCATCTTTATGTGTGTTACCTTGTGTATTGTAAGATGTTTGAATCCACATTTGTGCAGGCCAGTTGTTATGTGTTTCTAACCACTGTTGACCTACTGATTCATCTTCAACACCATCAGCATTTAACATCTTATCGTTATCCATAGTCAATACTTGAATAACTTTACTGTTAGCTCCTAGTTTTGCAAAATGTGCCATAATTCCTCCTATTATATTATATTTATTTTAAAAAATCTACCATGTCCATTATTGATATTTATATCTTATTATAACAACTCCTGAACCACCATTTCCACCAGGTAAACATCTATCTTGTGCTCCTGATGGGTTAGGAAAAGGTGCGGGTGCATTACAAGCATGATAATGACCTCCTCCACCACCTGAACCAGTATTAGTTGTACCTGCTACTCCCGCAACACCAGTACCACAACCAGGTGCACCATAACCACCATTACCTCCACCACCTGAACCTCCTAGTGCAGGTGCAGGTGCTCCAAATACTGGATTACCTGTTCTTGTTCCTCCACCTCCACCACCTGCTCTTGTAACAGGTGATCCTGAAATAGAAGTAGTAATACCAGCTCCACCTGGACCTCCTCGTATAGTCGTTGGAGTTGGAAAAGGTGTGCTATTTGCATTTCCTCCAGCACCTCCTGCTCCACCACCGCCAGCTCCAACATTATCTTGGTCAGCTGGGCTTGAAGGAACTGCTCCTCCTGGATTTCCTTGAGGAGGACTGACAGGAGGTGTATTGCCTGCTGCTCCACATCCTACGTATCTATTTTTTCCTCCACCTGATCCACCTGCAGCGTTACCTCCGCCTCCTCCAGCAGATGTTATTGTTGAAAATACTGAATCACTACCTGGTGATCCACCTGGAGAAGGAAATCCTCCTCCTGGAGCAGTTATAGTTCCACCAGCTCCAACTGTAATTGGATAAGCTTGTGCTGGAACTGTTAAATTATATGTTGGACCCGATGTAGCATTTAATGGACTTGCACTATAACAATCTGTAGAAGCCTTTGATTCTCTAAAACCTCCTGCTCCAGCTCCACCACCCATTATTCCTCCACCAGCACCACCACCTGCAACTACCGTATAACTTACTTTGTCATTTCCTGCTGAGTTACCTCCACAAGAAACACAAAAAGTTCCTGGACCTGTAAAAATATGAATTTTAAAATTACCACTTGTTGAAACTGTCCCTCCTGTTGCTGTAATAAATTTAATATCTTCAGTAATATCCGCTGCTTTAGATTGATCTACTAACAACCAACCATTTGTAGAATCAACATAAATTAATATTGCTGCAGTTCCTTCTACTGTAATATCAAAATTTGTGGTTGATCCTTGAATTTTGTTTCCATTTGCATTTAATATTGCTTTGTTTGTATCAAATGTATCTGCATAATCTTTTACGGCAATTACATCTCCAGCAGTTGGCGATGCAGGTAGTGTAACTGTGATTTGTCCAGATGTAGTATTTACAAAATATCCTTCGTTAGCTGAAGCTTCGAAGTTACTTGTTTTTATAGATCCTGTTTGCCAATCTATTGCTT